CACCAATGGCTCGATTAAAAAGAGATATTTCTATAAAAGGTGCAGCAACTATGGGACCAGCAATAGCAACTGCACCAAGTGGAAATGTTGCTACGTTGTTTGCGGCAACATATCACGCACTTCGAGGATAATGAATGGCGGAAGATACTACGGTAAACACCGAAGAATTATCTAGTACGATTGCTTCGCTTACAGCAAGTTTAAAAAAGTTATCTGAAGATGCCGGAAAGGTTAATCTTAAGGGTGCGTCAGATTCTGCTACAAAAACATCTTCCTCATTAAAAGAATTAAGTAGTACTGCAAATACTATTAAGAGCGCACTTAAGCAGTTCGGTGATGAGGTAGCCACGGCTACTAAACAGTTAGATGCAACTAAACAATCACTTCAAGAGCAATCGACGCAAGCAAGTAGACTCAAGCGTTCGATGGGTGCCGCGTCTAATGAATTTTTAAATGTAATTCAGACAACTAAAGCAGAATATGCCGTAGCAAAAGCTAAGGTATCAGTTGCACAAGCATCAGTTGCACAAGCACGAGAATTGTTGAATGCACAGAAACAACACACGGCTGCATTATTAAAAGAAGCAGATAGTACGTTTGCAACCCTAGAACAAAAAGTCCAAGAACAAGGTGGAGTGCAAGCATTAATTGATTCTAGAAACGAATCGTTAGGATACGTACAAGCTCAAATAAAAGCAGCACAAGGTGAAAAGCAAGCAACTGAAGAACGAATATCGCAAATAAAGAGCGCAAATCAAGCGTTACAGAGTCAAGCAGAATCTTCAAGAGATCTAGAAAGATTCATGCAATCTCAAATTAATGCTGCTAATGAAGATGTTGCAGCAAGTAACGATAGAATTAAATCATTACGAGGTAATGAAGAAGTTCAAAAATCTCAAATTGATGCGGTAAATGAAGAGATACGTCGAATTCAAAAACGTGGTGAATTCAAAGGTAGAGGAAAACAGAAGGAATTAACACAAGAAGAAGAACAACTTGTAAAAACTCTACAAGCTAGAAAAGAAAGTATCCTTGCTGCGTTTAATGAAACAAAAGAAATGCGAAAAGCAGAGATTCAGTACAGAGACAGTATTGCTGCTTCAATTCCTGGTATGGAAGCAGATATGCAGTCAGCAGCCGATGCCGCAGGTGCTTACGAATCCGCTATTGCACAAAACAATAATACTCTCACGCGAGAAAACTTACGTCGATTGGATTTAATTCAATCTATCGGTGGTATGGAATCTGAAGCACAACAAATAAGTGAAGGATTACAAGAATTAGAAGCAATAAATAACGATTATCAAAGTGAAATAGATAATTTAACAGACAAATTGCAACAGCAAGCTGGAGAGGTGCTACAGTCAACAGCCGCTGAAAATAATTTACAAAAAGCTTTAGAAGATAGAATCGCCGAAGAAGAAACCGTTAGAAAGGAAGCAGCAAATACATTGGCGTCTGGTATAGCAAAGAGTATGAATGCGCTTGCGGGTACATTACAAACATTAGGTAATGCTCTTGGTAATCTAGTAGCTACGGTACGTCAAACGCAACAACAGTTTGGATTGTCAGCGGGTTCTGCTGCAAAATTAAAATTTGAAAATCTTGTAGCTAGTGTTAAGAGTTTTGCTGGAACATTTACTTCGTTAGGTAAACAGGCTGGCGTTACTACGGAACAAATTCAAGAAGCACAAGCAGCATTCCAATCTGAATTTGGTGGCGTACTAACTTCTGGTGCCGCCGCTGATATAGCACGTCAAGCTAAAGAAATGGGTGTTGGTGCTGGTGAGTTGGCAAAAGCACGCCGTGTCTTTATGACCCAAACAATGGGTGATACTGGTGCTGCAAAGAAAGCACAAGATCAGTTCGTTAGTGAATTTGCTAAGAAGGGATTGACTTCTAAAGATGCAATGGCAGCAATTGGTCAAAATTCCGAATTGTTGGCTCGAAATGGAACACGATTTGCTGTTTCATTTGCACGCGCCGCAGCAGACGCAAAGAAGATTGGTGTAGATTTAGGTAAGATTGATCAAGTCGGTGATAATATTATTGGTGACTTTGAAGGCTTCCTAGAGAAACAGGCAGAACTTGGAGCAATGGGCTTCGGATTTGATAGTAGCAGACTGGCTGAAGTTGCGGAATCTGGAGACACCGGTGCGTTGATGGAAGAGTTGAGATCACAACTTGCATCGCAAGGTAAAGACCTAACTAAACTTCGTCGGTCAGAACAACTAGCTCTATCACAAGCGTTTGGTATTTCTATGGAAGAACTCCAACGTTTGGGAGCACCGAAAGGAACTGAAGGTTCTGGAGAAGCAACGTTATCACCGGAACAATTACAAAAAGATGCAAACGGATTCTTATCCAGATTAGTTAACCTTGGGGAAGCACAGGCATTAGTATTTACTGGAATTGCTACAACACTTGGATTTATAGCAAAGGGATTGGGAACTTCAACTGCCCAAAACATAATTTCTAAATTTATAAAATTGCCTGGAACCGGAGCAGCGGGAACTGCAGCGACATCCGCCGCAGGCACTGCAGCGACATCCGCTGCAGGTACTGCTGCAACACAAACTACTTTCCTACAAGGATTACGTACCGCTATAACATCACCGTTACAAAGTATTAGAACGGCTATAGCTGCGCCTGGTCGAGTTACTGGTTCTATTATGCAGGGTGCGGGGTCAGTAGCAAAATCTCTAATATCGCCTGTAAGTAAAGGTGTGAAGCTGGGTGGATCTGCATTATCTGGTATATTTGGAGCAGCCGAAGGATTTATGACGGCTAGACAGCAAGGCAAATCTGGAACAGAAGCTGCGGGTTCCGGTTTGGTTCAAGGTGGATTGGCTGCTGTGGGAACTGCTTTGGGAGCAATGGGAGGTCCACTTGGTATGATGGTCGGTGGATTTATAGGAAACACATTAGGTAAATCAATTAACAAATACTTCCCAGGCGTTGCACACGTATTCGGTCAACAAATATCAGGATTTATCAGTATGTTCACGCCAATTAAAGAAGCATTTGGTATGGTGTGGAAATCATTATCACCAGTAAAAGATGCGTTTATGTCAATGTTTGCAGTCTTTTCTGGTCCCGGTGGTGAAACAAGTGAAACCGCTAAGAAATTAGGTAAAGCATTTGAAGTGGTTGGGTCGGTCATTGGTATGATTGTACTACGTCCATTACAACTCTTGGCAGTAGTATTGAGAGTGTTTTCTGGTGGTTTGGAAATTACATTTCGTGGATTAGCCGTTATAACTAAATTACTTTCTGGAGATTTCTCTGGAGCAAAAGAAGCGGTGGGTAAACTGTGGGATTCAGTCAAGAGTCTATTTTCTGATATAGGTAAAATGATGGTAGATTTCTTCTTTGGTCCAATAAAGAAATTCTTCCCAGACTTCTGGGCACTGGTAACCGAGAAGTTCAATAGTGTGGTTGATTGGTTTGCAAGTTTACCAGAAAAAATAACGGCAGGTCTTTCATCAATAGGTGATTGGTTTACTTCATTACCAGAAAAAATATCTACAGCATTTGATACAGCAGTAACTTGGTTTACATCATTACCAGAGATGATTTGGAATGGTATAACTGGTGCGTTTACAAGAATATTTGATTGGATTAAGGAAAAGATTTCTTCCTTGAATCCGGTAAATGCTGTGAGAAGCGTGGCGAGTAAGTTGAACCCGATGAACTGGTTTGGTGATGACGTAGTATCTCGTTCAGGATATGGTGAACGTACTTTGGTTACACCGTCTGGTGCAATTGCATTGAATAATAGAGATAACGTTGTTGCATATGCTGATGATATGGTATCTGATGCAGTAAATACTGGTGTAAGATTCTTATCATTTGGTGCGTTGGGTAGAGATGCAAATAAACAAAAAACTGAAACTACACCATCTGTTTCGGTTGATTTGACCAAGTTAGAAGCAAAACTGGACCAAGTAGTAAACGCTATTGGTAGAATGAATGTAGAAGTAGACGGTCAAAAAATTGGTAAGATTTTGGTGGGCAGAACCGATGCCTCAACAACTGTCGGCTTAATGCGTAGAGGATAATTATGGCATTTACTAATCTAGAAAAACGGTATAATCAGACAGTCAATAAATTATATAAAGGCGCAACCACTAAATTCGAAAATGGAAAACCGAGTACCGGTAGAAATGACGACCCTCTTGTAGTTCGTCGCGTCGGTGATGGATATTTTGGTGGAGCAAGTAGAGCATTGGGACGCGCTCTACCAGTAACTAGTGCATTACAAGATGTAAAACGATTGACACTTTTTACATTTAGTGTTCGTGGAGTAACGTTTTTATTGAAACAGCAATTACTTCAAACTGGAAACACATTTGAGCAAACACGATTAATTAATCCTGTATTTGCTATTGGCAACGCCGTACCATTTCTGCATTTACGACGACACCTACGGCCATTAAACACTTTATTAAAAAAAACAGATACATCTTACTCAAACGTAAGAAAATTAGGACAGCTGCAAAAATCAACATATGATAGTTTTACAAAAAATGCAACTGGTGGTATAAAAGGACTACTGAAAAAAATAGCAGGACCAATTACCAGTACTATTTCTGCCTTCACTGCGAAGAAAAACGTTGGTGACGATTTTGGATATGATGCAGATGGTTGGAAAAAAACTAGACCGGAATTAGGAACAAAAGATAGTGATTACATATTATCTTTTGTTAACCCGACAGTCAGATTCAAATACGGCGGTGTATTAAATCCAGAAAACGAAACGTTTGTATTTTCGAATACGATTAGATATGGTGCAATACCTAATGGTGCTGGTAGGTGGGATGGATTATACAAAACGTATTTTTATATATCAAACGGATCATCAGATTGGTCATACAAGATATTCGATTCCGACTACACTAACGGTTCTTACACACGACCTGACCGTGGAGGTACTGCCGGAGGTGTTCCAAATGATGATGGTGTTAGCATAGGGGCCGATGTGTCCAGAACTGCATTGGTGTCCGACGTTGTAGAGGAATATGGACTGTTGGCGCTTTATAACAAAGAAGATATGCAAGCTAAGCAACAGCTCATAGATAATCAGCAAAAGTTTATCGATGCAGAAAATGCTTGGATAAGTGAAATTACAAAAAATAACGAAGAATCAATACCATTCTTGAAATACTTTGAGGGTGATGTAGAATCTATTACGGGTGATAAGCAGTTTGAAGATAGTGGAATGACTTCTCAAAATGCAAAATATATTGCAATAAACAGAACAACTCCGAATAAAAGAATTTCTTATATCAAAGACCCATCAAATGAAACGGGTTCAAGTGCAGCAAACATACTACGACCATACAGAAATATTAATAATGATTTTGATGATGCAATCACAATAGCAATAGCTATGGGTAATGATGACCCGATAAAATTCAGAGCGTTCATAAAAGACCTACAACAATCTGCATCACCTGAATACAAAAATTATCAATATATCGGTAGAACTGAAAAGTTTATCAGTTATGTTACTGTGCAAAGAGAAATTAGTTTTAAACTCGGTGTGTTGGCGTTTTCTAAAGACGAGTTAGACGTTGTGTGGAAACGTATTAATTATTTAACGGGATTGGTCTATCCTTATGGAATTAATAAGGGTATTCTTCAACCAAATATTATTCGATTGACGATCGGTAATATGTATGTAAACCAGCCGGGATATTTAACTTCACTGTCTACTAATTTCAATGAGATAACAGAATCGTGGGATATAGATAGAGGAGTTCCAATGGGAGCACAGGTTGATATGAAGTTCGTATTGATAGAAAAGAAATCACGTATTGCAAGTTCACCGTTCTATGGTATTACAGAACAAATGTCTGGTTCAGTTGGTCCATTTGAACAGACAATCACAACGAGATAACATATGCCGAAGTATATAAATCCAATACTTATTGACAGAGACGATAATGAAAAACGTCATTATACGTCTGCGATACCAGACGCATACGATTCTTCTGATACTGATTTTAAATACGTTGCTCGTATGGGTGACAGATGGGATTCAATCGCGTATAGATTTTTGGGATCTCCTAAATATTGGTACATTATAGCACGAGCTAACGGTGGTGCAAATGGGTCAATATTCATACAGCCAGGACAGCAAATAATAATACCACAACAGTTATAATATATGCCAGAGTCTAAACACAATTTCGGTTCATTTGACTATAAAATCACGAATCCAGAAATACGAAAAATCCTAAAGGCACGAAGTGTGTTGGATAACACAATTCAAGTAGCAATGCCATTCGTCAAAGCAACCACCACTATTCAAATACCAGAATATTTGGGAGCGGGTAATATTGGATTCACAATTGGATTACACGCTATTAATTCAGACGTTAGAGCAGAAGATATGTTATCTAACGCTGGAGGAACAGCGCCGTATGTAGGATACACATATACTGGTGATGGTACGAATCAAAAAATATATGCACAATATCCTGCCGATAATCTTTTAGCTAAATTTTTTGAAGATAACATTCAATTAGCCACCTCTGCCGAAGGTAAAGACTTTTTAAGAATACCACCGCCTGGTATAACCAAAATGACAATCGGTAGAAATAAGAATGGATTATTAGCAAGCGGACAGTTAGAAATTTCAGTACCATCGTTGGCTCAACTTGAAATATTGCATAGAACTTTTTTCATACCGGGTGTTGGTATGGTATTGGAGTGGGGGCAACAGTTTGCGGCAGAACTATCACCGTCGTTTGGAGAACGTGGTGATATTTCGGAACATTTATTTCCTTGGTACGACAGAGGTAGATTAACTTCGTTGTTAGATAGACTAGCGAAACGTGAAGTTGGCTTAGAAGAAATTTTAAATTGTTATGTGTATCCGACTCAAGGACAGTATATGTGGATGTTTGGTAGAGTAGCAAACTTTTCTACTAAAGCAAACTCTGATGGTTCATTCGACTGTTCTGTAAAAATAGTAGGTCCGTCTGAAGATGCGTGGGCATATTCTACTAAACAAACTGTTGTTCCACCAAAAGACAATTCCGGACAAATTTGTGCGGAAGGAGCTAATAGTGTCGAGTCGTTCTTTACTAAAACAGTCGGAGGCGGCCTTAATTTAAAGTCACTACTAGACGGTGTATATAAAGGAGAGTTATTACCAGAATGGAAAGACCATGTGGAATATTTTCAGAATGGTAATAAAAAGGAAGGGGAGCCTGGCGCAGATACGCAAAAACCAAACACATCAGAAAAAAGTTTTGCGGAATCCGATGATGCATATTTTATGACATGGCGATTCTTTGTTAATGTAGTAATTAATCATCCAGAACATGGTGTTAAAGCGATATTCGAAAAAGCAGGACTTCCTGAAAGTACGAAACAAAAAATAGCATTGATACGACCATATTTGGATGGACCAGCACGTTCTTCTGCTCCAACTGCAATTAATTCGCCTGGAGGAGAAAATATTGATGATCCTTTAGAAAATTATATTGGTTTTAATCAATTCTTACGTTCGGTTGACCCCGGTACAATGATTGTTGTCAATGAGGCAGCCGCAGTATTAGCTTCACAAGACAATAGCCCCAACCGTGCGGACCCAGAAGTTCGTAAATTATTAAACGAAACAGATAAATCTAAAGAATTTGCTAAGATAGGTAAGTTGGAAACGTCAACTAATGCAGCAGGAGACACGGCTCCAGCTAACTCTAGAGACAGAGCATTCTTAAGTACAGGTGTCTGGCTTAATCACAAAGCTGTTGCGGAAAGTATGGCAGGCGCAGATACGGTTTTAAGAGGTGTTGCTACGTTATTAGACCGTATGAACAGTGCAACCCGTGGATTCTGGGCACTTACACTAGACGTAGCGGAACCACAGACGTATACATGTCCAACAGTAGGAACCTCCACAGATTTTGGAACAGCTAAATATGAATATACGATTATTGACGCTAACTACCGACCAAACTCGGTTGCGGCAGTAGAAAGATTAAAAAACAATATTCATATTTTTAACAAGTACATAAGAAAAATTCCACGCGACGGTGGTGGTGTAGAATTAGTTGGGTCAGAATTAACAGATTGTACTGTAGACTTAGCATTACCGAAAAGATTATTCTCCCAAATTGCTACAATGGGATTGGTACAACCTAAAGATTTACAAGCAGCAGGTGGAGAAGTACAAGCTAATACAGATACCAACTGTAGTACAGCATTAATTTCGGATGCAAATGATTCTTTGAGAGAAATGTTTGCTATTACTACGTTGTCACCTAGTGCAAACGGTGGGCAAGGTCCAGATTTAACTATCAAGCCAATCATACCATCACCAACTGGAACGTGTGGACAAAATAATACACAAGTGACGGCTCAAGCGGCTGGTATCGGTAACCAGCCGGGACCAGCAAATGCAAGTTCCGCCGGTCAACCGCCAGCTAATAACGCAAATGCCGCAGAGAAAGCTGCAGCACAGTCAACTGTGGAAAGTGAAGAATGTAAGAAATGCCAACAATGTAATCCAACATCAACACCATCCGCCGCAGGTGTGGTTTCAATTCCAGGTAGTACACAAGAATTTGTGGTGTACGATAGTGTTCAAGGACCGTTTAATGTGCCAATTTCGTACACCAACAGAAGTACGAGATTAGCTGCAGCATCTCAACTGTATGACGCAGGATTCCGTAATGGTAGAATGCCCGCGAGTGCTATGGTAACTATTAATAAATATGCGGCATGTGGTAGCGCAAAAACATTTCCAGAAGCAGCAGATGCGCTTATTAGAATGTTGGATGCGGCGTGGGCCGCTGGGCATAAAATAAAATATTGTGAAGGATACCGGCCGATCGGTGTACAAATAAATTGTATAAAAGACAAAGGATGGACCGGTGGACCTGCTCATGTAAGATCCCCAACACAATTAAAATCTAGAAGAACGGGAAATTATATTGGATTGTGTGCACAACCTGGTACTTCAAATCACGGTTGGGCATTGGCATTTGACTTAAGTACCGAGGGAGGTGGTTCTATTTCAAACGGTAGTCCTGCCCACAATTGGTTAAAGGCAAACGCATCTAATTATCAATTCACACAAGACCCAGCGGAGGCGTGGCATTGGGAATTTAACGGTAGAGTTACATTCTCGGGCACCCCACCAACAAATCCAGCTGCTGCGCCCACGACTCCCACGCCACCAGCACAAAAACCAGCAATTTGTAATGACCCCAATACAGCTGCAGGTTCTGAAACATGTGCAAAATGCAATAGAGCTCAGGCACAATTGCAACAAATTCAAACCCAAGAAACTACAACGGCCGCCGCCGCGGCCGTAAAAGAAGGAATTATGAGAGAGTTTCCTGGATTAGAAGATATCTTCCGTTACGTCGAAGTATTCCCAGAACTTATGTTAGCTAATATTCGTTGTGACGCAAATGGAGATAAATCTAATGCGTTTGGATCTTCACCGGGAACATTGTCACTTACCGCTGATTTAAGAATGCCTGGTGTTAATGGAATGCGTATTGGAGAATTATTCTGGGTTGATCGTATTCCTGCGTTTTACAAAGCGTTTGGAGCATTTCAGATTATGAGTATTGAAGATACAATAGATATTAATGGTTGGCAAACTGGAATACATGCTCAATTTAATTATTTAGGCACCAAGTGGAAGGAAGCAATTGTCGCATTACTTGACAGAGATATGGTACGAGATTAATATATGTCTGACATTAATTTGATAAACAAGATATACCCAAAAGATAAGAAAAACATATTAGAACAGTTTGAAAAAAGTCCTGTAGTGACTCCTCCCATAGTCACATTACAAGACGTAGAAAATAAATATCTTAAACGATATTTTGTAAGACCGAGTAATCATATTGATTATGTATCGGAAATTGATGAACGCCAATATTCTGATTTTAAAACTAATCCACGATTTATAACAGCAATGGTAAAGTGGAGAATTGTCGGTAAAAAAGATAATACTATATTATCTAACGGGGTAACTTCTATGGGAGTACGGGATACTAACAAAGAGTCGGTTCGTAAAGCTGACTTGACATTTGGTGGTATCCACAAGTATATTACAGACTATACGGAGTATTGGCAGTCCGAGGGATAAATGGTTATTAATCATAAACAACAGTATGATGAATTGGTTGAACGAATGAATCGGGAAATGCATTTATGCACCCCGATTTTTCGTGATATCCATAAACATCCTGCGTCTAATCCGACGTTATGCATTGGGTATACATTTTTTAATGGCGACTTTTATACATTATCTATTACACATCAAGATGCACCAATATTCGATGTACCTAAAAATACATTTCTTACACTCCACACAGATCGTATAAATACTTTAGGTTATGTAGCAAATATGTCTTTTCCAGAGATTGAAGATGTATTTTCTTGGTATGTAAAAGAAACGCATATGATGTTTCAGAATACAAAGGATGTGAATAAAATAGTTCCTATTACAGTCTGGTCTAGTGTAATTAGAAAATATCATAACACTATATTACATAAACTAAATGGTGCAGATGATATAGCTGGTATGGAAAATACATTTATTAAAATTGCTGTATCGGTTTTACGAAAAATTGAATCGGCTGGTTTGGCTGTAGATGAAAAGCTATTGATTTCACATTTTGGTGATAAGGTAAGTCGGTTGATTACAGATGGGTTGGTATACTCACAATATCATCCATATACTATGACCGGTAGACCTAGTAACAGATTTGGAAAAATTAATTTTGCCGCGTTAAACAAAACGGATGGCAGTCGTGCAGCGTTTATAAGTAGATTCGCTGGTGGAAATCTAGTGCAGATGGATTTTGAAGCATATCACTTAAGATTGATTGGACATTATATGAATATCGATATGCCAATCGAACCAATTCACACGTATTTGGCGAAGCAGTATTATCAAAAAGACTTTCTCACAAAAGAAGAATATGAGGAAGGTAAACAAATCACGTTTAGTATCCTCTATGGTGCTGATGTAGAAACTGACATTCCACTACTAAAAAGTATTAAGGAACTGTCACGCCGTATTTATTCAGATTATCAAGAAAGAGGATTTGTTGCACCAATCAGTAAAAGACGAATTCACGTTCAAGACCAAGATGTTTCCGAACATAAGTTGTTTAATTATTTTGTCCAATGTTATGAATTTGAAAAAACAATTCCTAAACTAAAAAGTGTTTTGGAATATCTTGAAGATAAGAAATCTAAATTGATTCTTTACACTTATGATGCAATTCTGTTAGATTGCCATCCTGACGAGATAAGTACAATAAAACACGATATTCGGGAGATACTACAACAAGAAAACTTCCCAGTAAGATTGTATTCAGGAATCAATTATGATGTTCTAAAAGAGGAACTTTGACATATCTAAATTATATTTATTGGAAGTATTTCTCTTTCAATAGGTATAGATATGGAAGAACAAACCCAACTACTGTGTACGTTTACAACGGTAGACGGATTGGAAAAGACAATAGACGACATAAAAGCTACATATAAATTAATGTTTAATAAAGTCTATTTGTTGGAAAACGTTGAAGATGCTTCACAACTCATTCTAACGTATAACGTTGCAAAGAGTGATAGCTTGAAGTTAACACCACCACCGTCAACAATTTCAGTACACAGAAAAAAGCACACAAATACAATTTATACTATAAACGCAATCAACAAATTGATAGAACAAAAAAATGGTGGCGTTTTAGATACATCGTACAAAATTGATTGGACCGAGTTAAAAAATATGGTGTTAGTAACAGCTTACGGAAAACTTAAGGCTATTAATACAAAATTATCTAAAATTATTGACTGTTAAAACATATGAACACACCATCACATCTTGGGGAATGTATTGTAGCCGCATCTACAATCGGTTCTAATGTCATTATAGCAAAGAATCGTGATAGATCATACAACCCACAAGTTGAAATTGTTCGACGATTGGTGGATAATACCGAGGTGTGTTTATTTCATGATATGACAACTGGATGGGTTGAAGGTATGAATGAACACGGTATTGGTATTTTAAATACCGCATTGATGGTAGGATTTGACGAAAAAGAAAAACAATTAGTTAAAAAGTCTGGACAAAAATCCCAAGACGCTCCACGCGTTATGGCTGCGTTAGGTCACAAAGATTTAAAAGGAGCCATAAAGTCTGCGGCTGGATTTGACGGTGGCATCAAGGGACACACGATTGTAGCAAACGCTCGACAAGGAGCGGTCATAGAAAATACGTCAAGACATGCGGTGAGCATCAAACCATTGAATATGGAAGATATTACTGTTCGTACCAATCACGGGCACTTATATACCGACGCAGGATATACAGAAGGTATAAAATATTTATCTTCAAAGATTCGTAAGATAAGTGCAGAAAAACAGTTATCAGCAGTTAATGATTATCACGATATAGCGCGTGCTCTTCGACAACCGTTCTACCCAAAAAATTCTATGTTAAATATGGCACGTGATACAGCGGAAATGAGTACCACAAGCCAAATCGTATTAAATTTGAATACTAATGAAATGTTAGTATATTTATTTCGTAGTAAGATTGAAGAATTTCACGGTCTTAATAATCAATTACCAGAAGGCCGACAATCAAAAATTAAAGTAAGAGTATTTTGGATAAATAATCGCTAAACACACTTGACATATAAGCAGGGCCCTATTAATATTATTGATAGGGAGTTGTAAACTCACTAAACACTAAACATTAAGGAGAAGTAAAATGAGTCTAAACATTGCCGCACTAAAAGCTAAACTTAACCAGTTTAATCGCCAGGGTGAACGTTCAGAAGCACTTTGGAAGCCGACCGAAGGTAAGACGGTCGTTCGTATTGTTCCGTGGAAGGAAAACAAGGAAAATCCTTTTGCTGAACTGTATTTTCATTATCTAGGTAACAAGACCTATCTTTCCCCGACCTCGTATGGTAATCGCGATCCGATTATGGAATTCGCTGAGGAGATTGCGTCGGGAGGTACTAAAGACGATTACGCACAGGCTCGTCCTTTCCGTCCGAAGCTCCGTACCTTTGTTCCCATCGTCGTTCGTGGTGAGGAAGAGAAGGGTGTTCGATTTATGTCATTCGGTAAGACGGTTTATCAGGAACTTCTTTCTATCATCGCTGACCCCGATTACGGCGACATCACAGACGTAAAGAATGGTCGTGATATTGTGGTTGAGTATATCCCACAGGAGAAGTCCGACACGAACTTCGCCAAGACGATGGTTCGTCCAAAGCCGAACCAGACTCCGCTTTCGGATTCCGCTGACAAGATCAAGGGATGCCTTGAGAATCAGCCCGACCTTCGTGCAATCTTTAAGGAACCCACTTATGAGGAGCTTAAGGTCGCTCTCGAGCGTTATCTTGACCCTGATAGTAAGGCAACGGTATCGGCGCCTGTCGCTAAGGACGAACCAAAGTCCGTGACAGCAACAAAGTCTGCGACTACGCAGAAGTCAACGTCAGTCAAAGATATGATTGACGAATTCGACGAAGTATTTAACTAATACACTTGACAACGCAGGTGGTACCCTACTATATTTGTGGGGTACCCTTGCGTTTTCACATTAAAGACAGCGACCAGATTGCATTCTTCCTTGATGGTCGTGAAGAAACGCCTACCGACTTTACAGATTTTATTTCTACCGGTGCTACGATGCTTGACGTTGCTATTAGTAATCGTCCGCATGGTGGTATCGCTGTTGGTCGTATTACCGAATTGACGGGATTGGAAGGTAGTGGTAAGTCTCTACTCGGTGCACAGCTCATTGCAAACACACAGAAACGCGGTGGTGTTGGTGTTCTGATTGACACAGAAACCGCAGTCAATCCAGAGTTCTTCCGTGCAGTTGGGATTGATACGAACAAGCTGGTTTATGTTCATCTCCAGACTGTTGAGGAAATCTTTGATGCAATTACTACAATTATTGAAAAAGTCCGTTCTGGAAAGGATAAGGACAAGTTGGTTACGATTGTCGTGGACTCTGTTGCCGCAGCTTCGACGAAGAAAGAAATGGAAGCCGACTTCGGTAAGGATGGGTATGCAACGGACAAGGCTATCATCATCAGTAAGGCGATGCGAAAGATTACCGGCCTACTTGGCAGAGAAAAGATTGCACTCGTCTTTACCAATCAACTCCGTCAGAAGCTCAACGCTATGGCATTCTCTGACCCGTGGACAACCTCGGGTGGTAAGGCGATTGCGTTCCATGCTTCGACTCGTCTCCGATTGAATTTGATGGGAAAGATTAATAACTCATCGGGTGATGTAATTGGTGTAAAGGTGAAAGCAAACATTGTGAAGAATCGTTTGGGACCGCCGCATCGTACTGCTGAGTTTGAGATTTACTTCAATCGTGGTATTGATGATACGGGTGCGTGGCTTAAGATGATGAAGGATTTGAAGCTTGTGAAGCAAGCTGGTGCGTGGTACACCTATGAAGATCCTGAAACGGGTGAAGAAACCAAATTCCAATCGAAGGAGTTCGCAGGATTCCTTGAATCAGATATGGAACGTAAGGAACTACTCTACAACGAGATTTGTGATTCGTTAATTATGAAGTATCAGAGTGAGTTTGATCCTGAAGCAGTGAGTATCGCAGATGCATCAGACGACGAATAATACACGGACCTATTCCAATTTCTCACATGCCGCTATTGTTCCAGCGTTGCATGTGGGACATTGGGATATCGGTGGTACACGATTTCCAGTATATAAGAAGCATCCAAATTGGTTTCATAAATTTATGGTAAGACTTTTGTTCGGATGGAAATATTCTCCTGAAACAAAAAGTACTACCACAAGGCAATTACTAAATGGTTAACTTACAAGATATATTTCAAAATATGAAGTTTGAAAACGACGAGCAGGGCATGGGATATAATTCCCATGTCCTGTTAATCGATGCGATGAATTTATTCATACGTTCTTATGCCGCTGTTCCTTCGATGGATGAAGATGGTAATCATATTGGTGGAATGATGGGATTTCTTAAGAGTCTTGGTCTTGCCATCCGTACCTTTAAACCGACACGTTGTGTTGTCGTGTTTGACGGGAAAGGTGGAAGTCAACGCAGACGTAAGATATACCCACAGTACAAGGCAAACCGAAAGCCACCAGTGCGTTTGAATCGTGCATATGATTTAACAACGGATGAGCAAGAAAAAGAAAATATGAAGTGGCAATTGGTCACTCTGATAGAAATGTTAGAATGTTTACCGTTGACAATTCTTGCGTTGGATAACGTGGAAGCAGACGATGTGATTGCATATCTTTCACAACTGGTTACACAAGAAGGTGGGAAGAGTATTATCTATTCAACGGATAAAGACTTCTTTCAGCTAGCAAGTGAAAACGTCAAGGTATATAATCCTGTTAAAAAGAAAACATTTGATGTGGATGTTATCTTGGAAGATTATGGTATTCATCCCGCACACTTTCACTTCTTCCGTGCATTAAACGGTGACAAGAGTGATAACATTGATGGAGTAAAAGGCGTTGGAGAAACTACATTAAAGAAGTATATTCCAGAAATCGCAGATCCATCGGCAACCATCTCTATTGATTTTATTGAACAAAAATATGCAAATGAAAAGAAAGTACCCAAGATGATACAAAACATTTTAGGTAATAAAGATATAGTTGAACGTAATATAGTATTAATGAACTTGCATGAAGGAATTATGTCAAACGATGCACGTTTAAAAGTTGCGAATATGTTTCATAATCATACTGTTGAGTTGCGTAAATACGACTTGACAAAGTTGATGATGAAGAATAAGTTACTAGGAGGTTTCCAACATTACGACAGTTGGATAGCTCAGAATTTTATACCATTAAATAGGTTCCACAATGACTCCACAGCATGATACGAACGTAGACAATCTAGCAAAGTTTGGTCCTTCATTTCAAGCAAAGGTAATGGCATGTATTTTGTCATCTACTGAATTTTTGCAGCAATCACTTGATGTGTTGAATCCAAACTTTTTTGAGAATGATGCTGGTAAATGGATTGTCGAAGAAACTATAAATTATTTTGGTAATTACAAGTCCCTTCCAACACTTGAGGTTTTTAAGCTTGAGTTAGAAAAGGAAAAGGATGAAGTTTTGAAGGTTGCTGTAAAAGAGCAACTTCGTACCGCATTCCAAAGAAAGAACGATGATGATTTGGAATACGTTAAGGATAGTTTCTTGGACTTTGCAAAGAATCAAGCATTAAAGTCTGCGATTGTAAAATCTGTTGATCTTTTGCAAGTTGGTCAATATGGTGAAATCAAAAATATTATTGATGGGGCACTCCGAGCAGGACAACCTCGTAATATCGGACATAATTGGAAAGAAGATATTGCGATGCGTCTTGCTGGCGTCTCTCGTATTTGTGTACCAACGGGTTGGGACGCTATTGATGCGTTCACGGGTGGTGGATTGGCTGCTGGAGAGCTTGGAGTCATTGCCGCACCTTCTGGTATTGGTAAGAGTTGGGCGCTTGCTACGATTGGAGCAAATGCTGCTAAAGCTGGAAAACGTGTTGTACACTATACACTTGAATTAAATGAAAATTACGTTGGGCTTCGATATGATACCATCTTTACGGGAATCGAACCTGGTAGTATCACAAGCCATCCAGATAAAGTGCGTGATATGGTAGATAACATACCTGGCGATATTATTATCAAGTATTATCCTGCACGTAGTGTAACTGTACACACACTTCGAGCACATCTTGAACACTTAATCGGTAATAAGATGAAGCCGGATATTATGTTGATTGACTACGCTGATTTGATGCGGTCTGTGGATAGAGCAGATGCCCGTTATCAAGAGTTGGGTGCCATCTATGAAGAAATTCGTGGAATGAGTGGTGAGTTGGGTATTCCGTGTTGGACGGCCTCACAAACTCAACGTTCTAGTATTCAGGATGACATCATTCAGGCCGATAAGATTTCCGAATCCTACAATAAGATTATGACCGCCGACCTCGTAATCTCCCTATCCCGTAAGCTAGAAGATAAAGCCAATCACACAGGTCGTGCACACTTAATGAAGAATCGATTTGGGGCTGACGGTATTACGCTTCCCGTATACATGAATACTAGCCTCGGTAAGATTGAAATATATGATGAAAACTCCTCAAAGGGTATTTTGTTGAAGAAGCAAATGCAGGCTGGAGAGAGTATGTTAAAGAAAACGTTGGCGAAGAAATTTAATGAATTACACAGCGATTTTTCTGACGAAGAGTGATATACTTATTAGAACCTATAAACTTTAACCGATGTGGAGAATAGCAAGATGTTGCTAGAATCAAAGATTTTGTCGGAAATCACGACATTTATGAAATACTCAAAATACCTTCCAAATAAGGAACGACGGGAAACGTGGAAGGAGCTTGTTGATCGAAACAAGAAGATGCATTTAGAAAAGTTCCCAAATTTAGAAAAAGAAATTGAAGAAGCTTACAAATTTGTATATGACAAAAAGATTCTCCCATCTATGCGTTCACTACAGTTTGCTGGTAAGCCAATTGAAATTAATAACGCTCGGTTGTACAACTGCTGTTTCCTACCAATCGACCACCCAGATGCATTTAGTGAAGTAATGTTCCTTCTACTTTCTGGTACCGGTGTAGGATATTCCGTACAACGTGCCCACGTAGAGAAGTTGCCAGAAATCAATAAACCCACCAAGACTCGTCGTTACCTTGTTGGTGACAGCATCGAAGGATGGGCGGATGCAGTCAAGGTACTTGTCTCCGCATACATGCGTGGTAAGGCAATGCCTGTTTATGATTTCTCTGACATTCGACCGAAGGGTGCGATGTTGATTACGAGTGGCGGAAAGGCACCTGGTCCAGAACCGCTCAAGGATGCGCTTCATAATATTCAAAAGATTTTCGACCGTAAGCAAAACGGTGAACAACTTACCACACTCGAAGTGCATGACATTCTTTGTTATATCGCTGATGCAGTATTGTCGGGTGGTATTCGTCGTTCCGCAATGATTTCGTTGTTTGATTTAGATGACGATGATATGTTGACCTGTAAGTTTGGTAACTGGTGGGAAACCAATCCACAACGTGGTCGTTCAAACAACAGTGCGGTTATCGTTCGTCATAAGGTAGAGAAGGAAGTATTCTTGGAACTTTGGAAGAAGATTGAAATGTCTGGTTCTGGTGAACCTGGCTTCTTCTTCACAAATGACCCATCGTGGGGATTGAATCCGTGTGCAGAAATTTCACTTCGTTCATTCCAATTCTGCAACCTCACTACGATTAATGCTGGGGACGTTAAAGACCAAGATGATTTTAACGCACGTGCGAAGGCAGCAGCATTCATTGGAACACTTCAAGCATCATATACTAACTTTCACTATTTGAGAGATATATGGAAGAGAACAACGGAAAAGGAAGCTCTCATCGGAGTGAGTATGACGGGTATTGCAGCGGGTGCTGTTCTGAACTTGGATATGAAGAGCGCGGCAAACATCGTGAAGGAGGAAAATGCCCGAGTTGCGGAGCTAATTGGAACGAACCGTGCATCCAGATGTACTACAGTAAAGCCGGAGGGAACTTCGTCGTTAGTTCTAGGGACATCATCTGGTATTCACGCATGGCATAACGATTTCTACATTCGTCGCATCCGTGTTGGTAAGAATGAAAGTATTTACAACTACTTGATTGAAAACCATCCAGAGATTCTTGAAGATGAATTCTTTAAGCCAAATCAACAGGCGGTTATCAGTATTCCACAACGTGCTCCAGAAGGCGCGGTAACACGCCAAGAAACGGCACTTGATCTTTTGAAGCGTGTATCAAAGGTTTGGAAGGAATGGGTGAAGCCTGGTCATCGTGGTGGAGCAAACAAGAATAACGTATCCGTTACCGTCACTATTAAGCCAGATGAGTGGGAAGGTGTTGGTGAGTGGATGTGGGAAAATCGTGAAAACTTTACGGCATTAAGTGTCCTCCCATTTGCAGACCATACTTATATGCAGGCACCCTTCGAAGATATTAGCGAAGCAGAATATAAAGAATTGGTGTCACATCTCCACAATATCGATTTACGGAAGGTTGTAGAAACAGCAGATAACACCAATCTACAAGGTGAAGTTGCTTGTGGTGGTGGTGGATGTGAAGTACAATAAAACAATTTAGAGGTTATGTATATGGGACATAAGAAAGTAGTAATTACCGGCGGGTTGGGATATATCGGGTCGGAACTGACAAAGTTATATTCCGGTGAAGCACGATTTAAGAAAATTGTAGTTACCGACAATAGATTCGTTTCAGAACGTGTTAAGCAATTACGTGATTGGGGAATCGACTTCGTTCAATGTAGTATTTTGGACGACGAAAAAATGTCTGAAATTTTAAAGGATGCAGATGTTGTTCACCATCTCGCCGGTATTACTGATGTAGCTTATACGAAAACCGAATCAAATACAGAAAAGGATAACGAGATTCAGCGTACTGCAATTCAGGGTACGCTGAATATTCTGAAACACATTCCTTCACATTGTAAGATTGTGTTCCCTTCCACACACGTTGTGTTCGAAGGATTCCCCGACGCAAAGTTTGATATTGAAGAAACAGAGCAACCTACTCCGGTATTAACATATTCTCGTAGTAAATACCAGAATGAACTTGATATTAAATCATCTGGCAAGGATTATGTTATCTTACGATTGGGTTCGGTATATGGATACTCTACGGATACAATGCGTATCGGTATCATGCCAAATCTCTTTTCAAAGATGGCATCGCAAAATGCTACATTGAAACTATTCGGCCGCGGCGTACAATTAAAGTCGTTGGTTTGTATTCACGATGTTGTGCGTTCTTTTAAGTTTATGGAAGAACGTAGTGACATCAAGAATGAAATCTTCCATCTAACTGATGAGAATATGACAGTTAAGCAGGTAGCAGAAATTGTCAAATCGATTGAACCAGATACCAATCTCATTGAAACGGATGATGAGATTCCAAACGTAGGATATACGTTATCAAACAAAAAGTTGCTATCAACGGGATTTACATTCCAAAATAAACTTACATCCGCTATTAAAGAGATGGTAACCAACTGGTCGGAACGTGAACAGCCTGAACGATTGGAATATATTCTTCGTGGTGGTGATGAATATGTTGATTCACGCGGAAAGATTAGTAACTACGAATTAACAGAACCTATTAATTTGATTGGATACATTGAATCAAAGGCAGGATCTGTTCGGGCAAATCACTATCATCCTGTACAAGAGCAGAAGTGCTTACTCATTAAGGGTCAGTACATTAGTGTCATCAAAGATTTGTCTGTACCAAACGCAAAGATTGAAACACAGGTAATTAATGAAGGTGACTTGTCTGTTATCCGTCCAAATGTTGCACATACAATGGTGTTTACTAAAGACTCTATCTTTTTAAATCTGGTTCGTGGTGAACGTAAGCATGAAAACTATGGCGTTACACACACGATTCCATACGTACTGGTAGACGAGAAGTTTAGAGATGAACTGTTACGGGATTACAAGACATCAGATAGAATTACGGGAAACGATAATATCAAGCCGGTATTATCGTTGGGACTGTCACCGTTAGCAAACAACCTACTAGACTCATCAGAAGAACCGTGTGAAATGTTTCCACTAGAGTTGATGTATAGTCCAGACAGTCATAACTGTCAGCTATCATATTCAGTACCATCAGAAAAAATGTTCAAGCATTATCTGTATGTGTCGTCAACATCAAAATCATTTAGAGAACATTTCGTACAAGCAGCCGATTCATACACGAAGCAGTTTAATTTGACAGAAGAGTCGTTGGTCGTTGATATTGGTTCGAACGATGGTATTGCTTTGAAGCCATTTATGGAAAAGAATGTAAGAGTTTTGGGTGTAGAACCTGCTGAAAATATTGTAGAGTTGGCACGAAACGCAGGAGTTCCTACAATATGTTCCTTCTTCAATACAGGAGTAGCAAATGAAATCGTTAGTACTCACGGTCATGCCGATGTAGTTACTGCATCAAATGTATTTGCTCATGCGAACGACTTGAAGGAAATGGCAAACGCCGCATTTACGTTACTTAAGCCAGATGGTTCGTTGATTATTGAAGTACAATACCTATTAAACACAATACAAGATTTGACGTTCGATAACATCTATCACGAACACTTCAATTATTGGAGTGTGTTGTCACTCAATAACTTCTTTAATATATTGGGTTATAAAGTCTATAAGGTTGAGCACGTGAATACTCACGGTGGTTCTATCCGAGTCTATATCGCAAAGAATCCAGAGAATGTGGATGCAAGTGTTTCATACTTTTTAGCACAAGAATTGGAATGTGGTCTTGACAAATATGAAACGTATGTTAACTTTGCCAAGAGAGTGGAATCGGCAAAAAACAACATCGTTAAAAATGTTAAGATGATGAAGAAGAACGGTTTAAAGATTGTTGGATATGGAGCACCAGCGAAAGCAACCACAGCTTTAAACTATTTCGGATTGACAAATGAAGAAATTTCTTACATCGTTGAGGACAACACACTAAAGCATGGAAAGTATGTTCCAGGTGTGAAGATTCCTATCTTCTCAAAGGATAAGATTAACGAGGATAAACCAGATATTATTTTAGTGTTGGCATGGAATTTCTTTGAAGAAATCAAAAAGAACAATCAGTCTTTAATTGATTCTGGAATTACCTTTGTTAACATAAAAGAATTGATGGGATGATATTTATACACAAGGGATTCAACACAAGGAAATATATTATATGATTTCTAGTATTCAGACTATTGATGAGTTAAAGGAAGCGGTTACTGCTGATGATGTAGTGGTGGTAGATTTATACGCTTCTTGGTGTCAACCGTGTCAAGAGATGCTACCAGTAATTGAAGAGTTATCGGAAGAGATTCCACTACAATTTTATAAGGTAGACATCGACACGGTGCCGGATGCAAAGACGTTCACAGGAGCAAAGGCGGTACCTATGTTGTTGGTGTACAAAGATGGACGTAAAAGAGAATTTGCTTTTGGTGTAACTCCAAAAGATAAAATTAAAAGTAAAATTGAACGTGCTATAAAATTTTGAGATACGTCAAATGAATTCTTGTAGAGTTTAACTATGGGCCGAAAGCCCAAACTTAAAAAACAGTCTATTAGTTCTCTCAACAACATAGAAACTAAAATTTATAATATGCTAAAAGAGATGAATGTCTCTTTTAAGATTCAAACTTCTATTGACAAATACAATGTTGACTTTTTAGTAGAAGATAAATATATTATAGAAGTATATGGAGATTTCTGGCATTGCAATCCACAGAAATACTCATATGATTTTTTCAATAGAGGTAAAAAGAAAACTGCAGCACAAATATGGAAGAGAGATGAGTGTAGAAAAACTCATTTTGAATCACTAGGGTTTAAGTTTTTATCGTTGTGGGAATCGGAAATAAACGGAAACACCAAATCAGTTAGAAACAAAATAAAGAAGTTGATAAACAAAAATGGAGACAGTTATGGTTACAGAAATAACAATGAAAGACATGCAGCCTGAATCAGGCGTTCCCGCAGATGATGCGATGCATGTTCTTATGTTCTTCGGAGCAACATGTGGTCCGTGTAAAGCTACAATGCCTCATTATGAATCAGCTGCGTCGTATTTTGATAAACTTAATGCCAACATAAAGTTTTACAGAATAAATGCATGGGAACCACAAGAACAAAAAGATTATTGCTTAGAAACTTGGGGAGTAAAAGGAGTTCCACATTTCAAAGTGTTCTATAAAGGTCAGCAAATACATACAAGAGAAGGTGGTGGTGATGAAACCGCAATGTTAGGTTTTATACAAGAAGCAGTGGACACAGCCTTCAGAAATCATAGTGAGATTATATAATGAAAGTAAAAAGGTTATCTAGAACTGCGACACTGCCGCAGAAAGCACATGCTGGTGATTTGGGATATGATTTGTTTTGTGATGAAGCCACGGCAATATTCCCAGCAGAAACGCGAGTTGTTAAAACGGGAATCGCTATTCAATTTCCAGAAGGATATGGTGGATTCATTAAAGACCGTTCTTCTGTTGCAACAAAGCGTGGACTCTTCACCGTTGCAGGAGTTATTGATAATGGATACATCGGTGAAATTTGTATCGCATTATATAATGGGACAGAGAGCTTAATCAATCTTACTCCTGGTGAAAAGATTGCACAACTTGTACTAATCCCTACAGTTAATTTTAGTGTAGAAGAAGTTACGGAAGTAATATCATCTGACCAACGTGGAGCTGGGGGATTCGGTTCAACGGGAGTGTAACTATGACAACTAGAGCTAAACTAATACTTGTTTTAACTGCTATTATATTAATAGTATTAATTGTTATTTTTGGCTCAAAACCATATCCAGAAATTACTCCAGAAGAAAATACTAAACTAGAAGTTATAAGGCGACGGGCTTATAATGATGCCGTGGAATGTAGTAATACAAAACAGCCTAAACTGAAATATGAAGATATATACTGGGTAGTTATTCCCTCTTCGAAATTACGAGTACAGGCAGTAGATGGTAGTATTGATTTGGCAGGATTTTTTAATCCAACTGATTCAGCTATTTATCTTCCTTACCCAAGTCGTAATAAACGCTGGATATTAGTACACGAAAGTTTACACGCTATTGGATATTTAGGACACCCCGATTTCCCATTCAGACAGCCGTGTGGAGTAATGTCAGACCAAAACTAAAACCCTTGACTTCGGTTGAGGGTTTTTGTATATTTAAGAGTGAAACTTAAAACGAGGTTATATGGCTTATAAAAACATATATGTTGATATGCACGGTGATGAATCACCTACTGTTTATATTTGGGACGATAAACAGGGGTTGATTATTTTGCCGTGGGCAGATTTCAATTATGCATATGTAAAAGACCCGAAGGGCAAGTTTATAAGTATGACGGGTGAACGTTTGAGTAAGACACGCCGATTTATGCGTGGACACCCAAACGTGTTTGAGAGTGACTTGCCAAAAGAAACACGGGTGTTGACGGATGTTTATCTAGACGAGGATACGCCGTCCGAAGGGAACATTGTGATGTTTTTCGATATTGAGGTGTCGATGGCAAATGGTATTCCAAATATTCATAAGCCTAATAATGAAATCACTTCAATTGCTGCATATGATCCAACAACAAACAAATACACGGTGTTCGTACTTGATACAACAAAGTTGTACGACAATAGAATGACGGAAGAAGTGGATACGATATTCTGTCCTACGGAAGTTGACTTACTCCATAAGTTCATCTCCTTGTACGAAGAAATTCAACCCACAATCATCACCGGTTGGAATAGTAACTATTTCGACGTACCATATTTGTATAATCGTATCCGACAAGTCTGCGGTCCCTCTGTTGCCAATCGGCTGTCCCCAATCGGTAAGGTAAAATATTCCGAACGACAGGAAAAATATAGAATTGCTGGAGTAAGTTCGCTGGACTATCTTGACCTATACAAGAAGTTTACTTATACACAGCAACCAAACTATCGACTTGATACAATTGGTCGCATTGAAGTCAATATGGGTAAGATTCCATATGAAGGTTCTCTCGATCAATTGTTTCGAGATGACCTTGATAAGTTTATTGAGTATAACCTACAAGACGTGCGTATCATTGTTGAGCTTGACAAGAAGTTGAAGCTCATCGAACTTGTGCGTGGTATTTGTCACATCGGACACGTGCCGTATGAGGACTATCCAATGTCGTCACGATTCCTCGAAGGCACCATCGTCACTTACCTTCATCGTAAGGGAATTATCGTGACGGATAAACCGCAAGATAGTCGTGAGAAGATGGAAGCACTTGACCGTGGAGAGGAAGGGTTTATCGGTGCATATGTGAAAGAGCCGGTACCTGGTTTGTATGATTGGGTATATTCTCTCGACTTGCAATCGCTGTATCCATCCATCATTATGAGTCTTAACATCAGCCCAGAAACGAAGATTGGATTTGTTCGGAACTGGAATATGGAACAACATTTCCGTAAAGAGATTACTGCTTATGTTGTTGAGGAAAAGGGTACAGACTCTTCTATGGAAATGGACTACGATACATTTATGGAATTCATTACGGATAATAATCTATCGGTAAGTTCGAATGGTGTACTGTATACGAACGATAAGAAGGGTATTATTCCAGAAGTTCTTGATACGTGGTTTAGTCAGCGTGTCGAATATAAGAACACGATGAAGAAGTATGTCAACGAAGGAAACAAGGAAATGGCAGACTATTATGACCGACGCCAACATATTCAGAAGATTTTCTTGAATTCGTTGTATGGTGTTCTTGGGTTGCCTGTGTTCCGTTTCTATGACGTTGACAA